TCTAAGATATGTAGAATGTTTAGAGTGGACCGAAATAGAAAAGATTTTCGATAGGACACGAAATACAATAGATCAATGGCATACTAATGCACTTGCTGAGGTAAGATTACCTAATGAATAATTAATATATTTTAATATGCATAACAATATACTAATATATATTACTAAATATTACAATGCGTACATATATATAACTAATCATGTTAAAATGGTAAAGTAGATTTTCGGAAACCTCCTTTTAAGTTATAGATAGATAGTAAACAGATAATAAGACCATGTGCATAGAACGAAAAACTACTGAAGAGAACGTCAAAAAAAGACGTTCTTTTTTATTTTGTCAAGAAAGGGTTGAACAGTGAATGAACAGTGAAAAAATCAAAATATCACTACTAACTGAATATAAAAATAATGCTAAAATTCATACAAAGAAACAGATTGAACAAATAGCAAATTCGATTGAACAATTTGGTTTTAATGACCTAATTGAAATTGACGAAAATAACATGATTTTATCTGGACATGGTAGGTATGCAGCAGCTAAACTGTTAGGACTTAATGAAGTACCTTTTGTTCGATTGTCACACCTTTCAGACGAAGAAAAGAGAGGATATATTTTAGCGACAAACTCAACTAACCTTGTAACAGGGTTTGACAATGAGATTTTAAATATTGAAATGCAAAATATTAATTTAGACATGAGCAATTTTGGTTTAGAGTTTGAACCTATTGAATTACCTGTTGATAATACTGATGATGAAATTGAAGAAAAAGAACATCACAGAGATACGACAATTGAACAATATAACCTGTTTGATTATGATGAAACACGAGTGAGTGGTTTTTATCAAATGCCAACGTTAACTAGAGTAGATCACAAAGTAAACGACTTACAAGGCTTTAATTACGTGTTAAATAAACCGGATTATAGCAAGGGTGTACATTTTTATTTAGATGATTATCAATTTGAGAGAATTTGGCAACGCCCAGAATATTATATTGATAAACTAAAAGAATTTGATTGTGTGTTGACACCCGACTTTAGTTTATATTTAGATATGCCAATAGCTATGATGATTTGGAATGTTTACAGAAGTCGTTTAATAGGTCAAATAATGCAAGATTATGGACTTACAGTAATTCCAACTGTGACATGGGCGGATGAAAACAGTTTTAACTTTTGTTTTGACGGGTTGCCAAAATTTGCAACGTTGTCTATCTCAACTATAGGAGTTAAACGAGATAGTAACGCTATGAGAATTTGGAAAACAGGTGTAAGTGAAATGTTAAAAAGACTTCAACCTATACGATTAATTGTATATGGTGGAAAAATAGAGTTTGATTATGGTGACACAGAAGTAATATATATAGAAAATGCAGTCACGGAAAGAATGAAAGAAGGTGAAAATAATGGGAAGTAGAGGAGCAAGTTCCGGAAGAGTTAAGAAGGTAATTTCAGTAAAAGGAAAGAAAGACGCTGTTAAAACTGGACCTACTAGAATTATAAAGAAACGAGCTAAAAAATTAGAAAAGAGGGTCATAAAATATTGAGCAAATATCATAGCACACGTTTAAGACGAAAAATTAATAGTTCTAAATTCAGATTGTACAAGTAAAGGGGTGATTGATTTTGGGACGTGAAAAAAGTTTAGAGAACTTAAAGTCTTTTAATACTCTTACACCTAGCGAACGTTCTAAAATCACATCTAAAGGTGGTAAAGCAAGTGGCAAGGCTAGAAGAAAGAAAGCCGACTTAAAACAAGCAATGGAAACAATACTTTCTTCTGATGTTACAAGCGATCAAGCAAGAGAAAGCTTGGAAAGTTTAGGGTTTGAACCAACTAATGAAATGTTACTAGCTTTTAAAATGTTCCAACAAGCTGCTAACGGTAATGTAAGAGCGTTTGAAGCAATAACAAAAGTTACAAACGTTAAAGATAAGCATGATACAGCCGAACAAAAAGAACGTATCAAAACTTTAAAACTTGAAAATAAACGTAAAGAACTTGAATTACAAAATATTTCTGATAATGACAATAGACAGGTGGTATTTTTAAATGAAAGCAACATCAAAGATTAATTTACCAGAAATAGTTGGTAAGGGTTATGGCGAATATTGGCACAGTAAAAACTTTTATAGAGTTGTCAAAGGATCACGTGGTAGTAAAAAATCAAAGACTACAGCGTTAAATTTCATTGTTAGGTTACTTAAATATCCTTGGGCAAATTTATTAGTTGTTAGACGTTATTCTAATACTAATAAACAGTCAACTTACACTGACTTTAAATGGGCTTGTAATAAGTTGGGTGTAACTCATTTATTTAAGTTTAATGAAAGTTTACCGGAAATAACAGTCAAAGCGACAGGTCAAAAAATATTATTCAGAGGTTTAGACGATGAATTAAAAATCACATCTATTACAGTTGATGTTGGTGTACTTTGTTGGGCGTGGTTTGAAGAAGCTTATCAAATAGAGTCAGAAGATAAATTTAGTACGGTTGTTGAGTCAATTCGTGGTACTTACGACAGCGTAGACTTTTTTAAACAAATAACAGTAACATTTAACCCTTGGAATGAACGACATTGGTTAAAATCAGTATTTTTTGACTTAGCAACTAGACGAGCTGACACGTTGGCACTAACTACTACTTACAAATGCAATGAGTGGCTTGATGAAGTCGACGTTGCAAGGTATGAAGATTTATATATAACTAATCCTAGACGTGCTAGAATTGTTTGCGACGGTGAATGGGGAATTGCTGAGGGTCTAGTTTATGAAAATGTTATAGTAGAAGATTTTGACGTACAAAAACTAATTAAAGACGGTTTACGACTAGCTGTTGGTCTCGATTTTGGTTTTGTGCATGATCCAACTGCTTTAATCGCCTTTTTAATCGGTGATAAGGATATTTATATTTTTGATGAAGCATATCAAAAAGGACTAAATACACGTGAAATTGCTGAAATGATAAAAAATAAAGGTTATAACAAATCAACTATAATAGCTGACAGTGCTGAAAGTAGATTAATATCAGAACTTAAACGAGAACATGAAATAAAACGTATTATTTGTTCTAGAAAAGGTAGAGATAGTATAAACGCAGGTATTTCAAAATTGCAAGGTTATACAATTCATGTATTACCAAAATGCCAACATGCTATTGATGAATTTTATACTTATTCATATTCAAAAGATAGAGACGGAAGGTGGCTAAATAGTCCTAGCGATGAAAATAACCACCTTATGGACGCTTTGCGATATGGTATGCAAGTGTTGGATATATCAAAACAATTTGATACTGATAAAGCGGTAAATACTGTAAATACATTATTTAGGAGGTAGAAATGGATAAAGTAGAAGAATTTGAAATGGGTGTAACGAGTTATACCGGTGGAAGAAATGACAATTTAATATTCGATAATAAAGCAAATGAAATATTTAGATATTCTAACGCTGATGAACTTTTAAATACTGAAAAAGGTCGTAAAGCGTTAAGAAATATGCTAAATGTTTTTTTTGATTTACAGATAAAACGATTAAAAGTATTAAAGACTTATGCTCACGGTGATAATTATAGCATTATCACAGGAAATAGAAGACTTGACAAAGAAAAGGCTGATTATAGAGTACGTCACAAATGGGGCGGTTATATTTCTAACTTTGCAACTAATTATGTTTTAGGTAATCCAGTCACAATTGGAGTAATGGAAAATACTAACGAACAGCAACTGGAAACAGTAAAAGATATCGAGTGGCAAAACGATATTGATTTTCTTAATAACGATTTAGCGTTTGACACTTCTGTTTATGGTCGAGCGTTTGAGTATCATTTTAGAGATGAAAATAACATTGACAGAGTGGTATTAATTGATCCGTTAGAGATGTTTGTAATTAGAGATTTAACCGTTGAACAAAATATGATTGTAGCGGTACATATTCCAAAATATGACGATAATATTGTAATGACTGTATATACTCATGATGAAATTATTACATTTAAACCATTTAAAACAGGCTCTATAAGATTAATGGTGGAAGATGTAACAAAACACAGTTACAGCGATGTTCCGGTTGTTGAGTGGTGGAATAACCGTTACAGACAAGGTGATTTTGAGTCAGAACTATCTTTAATTGACGCTTACGACGCTAGTCAATCTGACACAGCAAACTATATGAGTGACTTAAACGACGCTATGCTTGTGATTAAGGGCGATTTAGACTCAATCGGTTTAAAAGCAAAAGAAGCAGCTAAAATGAAAGAAAGCAACATGTTGTTTTTACAAACCGGAACTAATATGAACGGTAGCCAAACAACTGCTGACGCTAACTATATTTATAAACAGTACGACGTAAACGGTGTAGAAGCGTATAAAAACAGAATTGCCAATGATATTCACAGGTTCAGTCGTATTCCTAACCTTGAAGACGATAGATTTAATGCTACTCAATCGGGAATTGCTTTGTTGTATAAAATGATTGGACTTGAACAGGTTCGTAAAAGTAAGGAAATTTATTATACAAAAGCCTTACGTCGTAGATATGAATTGATTAGTAATATTCATAAAGTAATTAATGCACCATTAATTGAAGCTGACAAACTTACATTTACATTTCACCCTAACATACCGCAAGATGTGTGGACGGAGATTAAAACGTACATAGAAAGCGGTGGTGAAATATCACAAGAAACATTAATGAATAATGCTTCGTTTACTGACTTTAAAACGGAAAACGAAAGATTAAAAAAACAGAATGGATCAATTGATTTTGAATTTAATCGAGGTGTAAATGATGAAGAAACTGACACCGAATCAACGCTATAATCAAGAGAGAAAAGCACAGTCTGATTTAATTAAACGAGATATTGACCGAGACAAATTAATCGAGGAAATATATAAGTCGGCTGAAAATAGAATACAAAAACGTATTGACAGCTATTATTTGAGATATGCTAACTCAACAGGTTTGACAAAACAAGAAGCTATGAAACTAGCTGACAGTATGGACGTTACTCAATATAGTAATGCGGCTGCGATAGCTGTTAGAAACCGTGATTTTAGTGAAAAAACTAATAAATGGTTAAAGGTTTATAACTTAAAAATGAAAGTCAGTAGACTTGAATTATTAAAACGTCAATTACAACTTGAATTAATGCAAATGACAGCAAGTTTATATGAAATGTTTGACGAAGAGCGAGAAAAGGAGTTAGAACAAGAATATAAAAGACAAGCTGGTATCTTGGGACTTTCAATAGGTGAAGTACCAGAACAATTAAAACGAGTGTTAGAAGCTGATTTTTACGGTGCTACATTTTCTAGTAGGGTATGGGGTAGGAACGGACTCCAACGAGGCTTACAGCGTGAAATATTTAGCTCATTGAACAGAATTTATACAGATATGGACGGTTATAAAAAAGAAATGAACAGATTATCTGATAAATTCCAGACTAGTAAATATAATGCACAGCGTTTGTTAAAAACTGAAATAGCTAGAATTAATGCTGACACTCAATTAACGATGTATAAAGATGTTGGCTTTACCCACTTAATATATGTGGCAGAACCTGGAGCTTGTGATATATGCGGTAAGCTGAATAAAACTAAAATACCTATAGATAAAGCTGAAAAGGGTGTAAACATGTTCCCAATGCACCCTAATTGCAGATGTTCAACATTTGCACAATTCGAGCTAGTTTATAAAGACGGTAGAACAAATCTTGATGAATTCAAAATGGAAAAATAAGGCTTTTTTTCCATTTTCAACTTAATAATCAAACTCAAAATGGAAAAATACGCTATATTTTCCATTTTCGTCCTTAGCATGACGTTAAAAGGCTTATTTTTTATGCCCAATCACTTATCGGCAATAAAAGGTGATGTCGTGGAGGTATGCACGTAAAAGCGTAAAAAGAAAGGATAAAAATAATGGCAGAAGAACTAAATAACGTAGAAGAAACTGAACAAGAGCAAGTCGACACTCAAGAACAGGAGCAGTCTACCGAAAAAATGGTTACAGTTGCAGAAATGACTAGACGTATTAACAAAGTCAAAAGTCAAAACGAGGAAGCTATTTCAGTAGCGGTAAAAGAAGCTATTGAGAAATATAAAGCTGAATCAGAGTTAACTGGTAAGGAATTAGACGAGTATCGAAAGAAAGAAGCTGAAAAGGAAAAACAAGTGTTACTTGAAAAAATTACGACATTAGAACAAGAGCAAGTGAAACGTGAGTTGACTGATGAAGCTATCAAGTCGCTATCAAGTCGAAAATTACCAGTGAACGAAAAAGTATTAGCATTTGTTGTTAAAGGCAATGCAGACGATACCTTAAAAGCGATTGAAGATTTTAGTAGTATTGTCGCTGATATTAAGGCGGAATTTACAAAATCGAAAGCTCCAAATGTATCGTCAAGTTTTGGTGAAAGTACAAGTACTTCACGAACGGAAATATTCAGAAATTCAAGGATTATAAAATAAGGAGATAAGATAAAATGACAGTACAAACATTCGATCCAGCTAAAGTATTAGTATCGGAGAAAAAAGACGGTAAATTCTATGGTAAATTTACTGATATTATCATGAAAGAGGTTGCTGAAAATTCATTGGTAATGCAATTAGGGCGTTATATTGAAATGGATGGGAAGCAAGAGAAAAAATTCACAATTCAAACTGACGGGGTGTCAGCATACTGGGTAAATGAAACAGAAAAAATCAAAACAGATAAACCGGAATTAATTGAAGCTACTTTAGTTGCTAAAAAATTAGGTATTATCTTAGTGGCTTCACGTGAAGCTTTAAATTATACTTGGCAACGATTTTTCGACGAGATGAAACCGCAAATCGTGGACGCTTTTTATAAGAAAATCGATGAAGCAGGTTTATTAGGAGTTGAAAATCCATTCGCTAACTCAGTAACAAAAGTTGCTACTGATAGTGGAGCGGTTATTCAAGGACCAATTAACTATGAGAACATCTTAAAATTAGAAGAAAAATTATACGAAAATGATATCGAGCCAAATGCTTTCGTATCTAAAGTACAAAATAGACCAGCTTTACGTGAATCTCGTGACGGTGACAAAAAGACTATTTACGACAAAGCAAACAACACGCTTGACGGCATTATCGTTGCTGATATGAAGTCAAAACAAATCAAAAAAGGTGATTTAATTGCTGGGAATTTCGACCACCTTGTATATGGTGTTCCTTACAACATCACTTATAAAATTTCAGAAGAAGGTCAAATCTCTACGATGAAAAATCAAGACGGTTCAGACATTAATCTATTCGAGCAAGAAATGATTGCTATTCGTGCAACAATGGATATCGGAGTTTTAGTAATTAAAGATAAAGCATTCGCTAAATTAACAGCGACAATTTAGGAGGTAAAAAATGTATATTACGGTATTCCCTTTTATAGATTTACAGGACGAGGAACACGGATATAACAAAGGTGATGTGTTCCCACGTCAAGAAGCTATTTATGTGCCAACTCAAGAAAGGTACGATCAAATAGTTGAAGCAGGTTTTATTGTGGAACAAGTAGAAAGTAAACCAAAAGGAAGAACAAAAGCAACAGACGAGTCAGAAGAATAATGGACGAAAATCAACTTTCGAAAATTAAAAGAAGATTAGGTATTGTCGACCATGTTGAGAATGATTTAATTTGCGATTTAATTGAAGATGCTGAAAGCTATTTTAAAACGTTAACTGGAACAACAGAAGTAGATAAAAAATATAATTTTATGATTGAAAATGTTGTTTATAAATTATATGGCCGAAAAGGTTCAGAGGGCGTAACATCTGAAACTGTTGACGGGTATTCCGTTACATATCAAGAGTGGGACAACCTATTCAAACCTTATATGGCCATATTAAATAAGGACTTTGGTTTGGATGGTTCACACAGAGAACGAGGACGTATATATTTCCTATGAAAACACCTCACAGATTAACACTATTAATCGGTAGTAACATTCACGGAAAATATAACCCTGTCACAGATAGTTATGAACAAGGTAACATAAAAAAAATTGTGTTGCCTTGTTTAGTTAACGTTATTAGCAATAGCAAACAGTTAAAAGATTATGGATCACAAACTGAAAAAGTTATTTCTTGCAGATTTATGCAAGAGATTAAACAACCATTCTCAAGGGCGATATTTAATGGTGAGATATTTGAAAGAATGGATAGTATAGACGCACCAATTAAGGGTGCAGTTAAATTGAAAAGGGTGGTGGAATAATGTCGAAAGGTTTTGACATTGAATGGAGAGGTGTTGAAAAGTTAGGTGTAATTGTAAAAAAAAGTGGTAATTATTGTGAAGTAAAGGCTGATATGATAGTTAAAAATAATGCTGAGAAATTAAAAGTGAAAGCTAAAGAGAAAGCACCAGTAGACACTCATTTCTTAGTTGACCATATCACAACTAGATATCCTGGTAAGTTAGAAGGACGTGTAATAGGTGAAGCGTCGTATAACGGATATGTTGAGTATGGAACAAGATATCAACCGCCAAAACCTCACATTAGACCGGCTTTAAAAGTTATCGAGCGTCAATTTAAAAAGGATATGGACGACCTTATGAAAGGTTTATTCAAGTAATGGTAACAGCAAATCACGCTATATTTAGACAAATATTTATTGAGTGTTTAGAAGAAACTAAACACACGTTTGACTATTTGCCAGAACCTAACACACCTTATCCATTTATTTACGTTGGTGAAAATACTAGTGTAAATACAGTAAATTTTGACGTTTACGGAGACACCGACATCACAATTCACATTTATGGCTTGCGTTCCGATAGAAAAGCTATAGATGATTTAACAGTTGATATATTATCCAGAATATCTCAAATAAACTTAGCTTTTGGTTATTACTTCACATTTAAAACTTGTTCACAACAAGACGCATTAGACGCAACAGACATTCAACCGCTAATACATCGAGTATTAGAAATTAATTTTACATATACAAGAAAGGAAATAACAGACAATGGCAGCAGAATTAATTAGTGGTAAACATTATCTTTCATTTTTTAGAAAACTAAAAGATATGAAAGTAAAAGACGCAGACAGAGTTAAATTCATTACTGAAATGAGTTTAAATATGGAGAAGGAGTCAGACGCAAAAACAACAGTTGACGGAATTGTCACAAGTATTGCTGACGGAGAAAACAAAATTGAATTTACTTCGCTTGCATATCGTGATAAAGACTCAACTACAATTGAATTTTGGAAAGAATTAAGACAATGGTTCATTGACGGTGAGACAGTTGAAGTATGGAATGTTGATATTGAGTCTGGAAAAGAAAATCCAGCAAACGAAAACAAAGTTGAATACAATGTTGACTATTTCCAAGGTAAATTCACATCATTTGAATTAAGTTCACCTGCTGACGGTACAGTTGAATTAACTTACTCATACGCTATTAATGGACGTGGAGTGCTTAATCACAAAGACGTACTAACAGAAGAACAGAAAAAAGCGGTTCAAGCGGCTCAATACGCTTACCAAAAACTAGCAAAAAACAACGAAATTTAATAATGGGCGATTAAATTCGCCCTTTTTTTATTTAACGGAGGAAACAAAATGATATTAACAATTAACAATAAAAACTATGAATTAAAATTCGGACTTGGCTTTTTAGCTGAAATGAACAAGAGAAAATCGGCACAATTCGAAGGGATGGCGACTGGATACGGTGCTATGTCGATTTTACAAATGGGAATGATGATGGGTGATCCGTTAGCACTACTTGATTTAATTAAGGTAGCAACGGCACATTGTTCGCAGAAGCCGAGCAATATTGAACTTGAACAATATTTAACGGAGTTAGCTATTAACAATCAAATTCAAACGGTTTTCGAGTCTATTTTCAACGAGATAAAAAAGTCGCCGATTTTAGCTTACGCAATGAAAGCAACACAAATGGAGGAAGTACAACCAACAGTAACGGAAGTACAACCAACAGTACAACCGCAAGTAATTACACCTACGACGACTGTATAGCTTTTTTAATAGCTAGACAGGGCTTGTCATATTCAGAAGCTTATAACACTACACCGCACCAGTTTAATATTTATCATAAAGCTTTTAAAATTCGTATCAAAGATGAATTGTTTTTACGAGCAAAAAGTGCTTGGTTTAATCAAACAGTACAGGCGACTAAAGGTAAAGGTAAGAACACAAGATCAATTTATAAGAACTTTGATGATTTTTACAACTGGGAACAAGAAATTGAGAATATTTTCAATCCTAAAGAAGAAAAAACTCAACACAGTTTAGCAGATGTTAACGAGCTAATGAATGAATATTTAAACAAGGGGGTGTTGTAATATGTCGTCATTCGACGTAACAGCCATATTAAAAGCTAATGTCAGTAATTTTACTGGCGGTATTAAAGAAGCTCAATCAGTATTTGAGGGCTTTAAAAGTCGTACAAATAGGACGTTTGAGTCAGTAGCGAGTGGTTTTGGAACTGCTGGAACAGCAATGTCAGCAACTTTTACAGCACCGACAGTAGCTGGGATAACATCTGTAATAAAATCTTATGCTAGTTTAGAACAAGCAGTAGGTGGTGTAAGGACGTTATTTGCTAATAAAATGGGTGACGCTTCACAAGAGGTTATTAATAATGCCAATAGAGCGTTCCAAACAGCTGGAGTAAGTGCTACTAAATACATGGAGCAGGTGTCGTCTTTCTCAGCTACACTTTTACAAGGTTTAGCTGGAGATACAGCGTCCGCTGCTAAATATGGTGACAAAGCCATAATAGATATGGCGGATAATGCCAATAAAATGGGAACGTCAATTACTGATATCCAAAATGCTTATCAAGGTTTTGCAAAAGATAACTTTACAATGCTGGATAACTTGAAACTTGGATACGGTGGTACACAAGAGGAAATGGCAAGACTTGTTAACGAGTCGGGAGTTATGGGAGCTAGTTTTAAAGCAACAGCTAATAACGTTAAAGATATTCCATTTCATAAGTTGATTGACGCTATTCACGAAACGCAAAAAAGGTTAGGTATTACAGGAGCAACAGCAGAAGAAGCGGCAAGTACTGTTAGTGGTTCGTTTGAAGCAATGAAAGCAGCTGGGCAAAACTTAGTTGGTGGACTTGGAAATAACGAAGCAAATATCCGTGAATTAATGTCTAATATGGCTTTAACGATCAGAAATTTTGCGTCAAACATTAAAAGAGTTTTAATTAACATTTGGAACAATTTACCAATGGCTGAGTGGCAAAAATGGATAGCATTAATCGCAGTTAGTGCTGGACCTGTAATGTTGGCGATTAGTGGAATAATGAAAACAGTTGGGGCGATGAAGTCAGTATTTGCCGGCTTATCGGTATTATCCAACCCGTTCGCATTAGTAATTGTGAGTTTAGGAGCGTTAGTATTAGCGTTTAAATATGCTTATAATCACTCTGAAACTTTCCGAAAAATAATTGACGCTACCGTCAATACTGTTAGCACTTTATTCGGTAAATTAAAATCGGCAGTACAGCCTGTTATTGACGTTATCGGGAATTTATTTAGTAAGTTTAATGTAGGGGCGTTTGCACCGCTGATAGGTGCTATAGGTTTAGTTGTATTAGCATTCACTAAATTAAAAAATATGAAAATCTCACCGCCCGAAATTAAACCGCCAAATATTGCTAATGTGTTTAAACCATTAACGGACTTTGTAAAAGGTATCGGAAACTCAATTAAGAGTGTTTTAACTGGTATCGGTCAAGCAATATCAACAGCCTTTCAAGGTATCGGAACAGGCTTGGCGACTATGTTCAGAGGTATAGCATTAGTTAACCCGGCAACGATGTTAGCATTTGCTGCGGCGGTGTTGGCGGTTGGTGCTGCGATTACTTTAATTTTAACGCAAAGTGACGGTTTGACAGCTTTATTCAACGGTATCGGAACAGTTGTAACTTCTGTTGGTACTGCGATAGCGACTGTTATTTCGTCAATCTCAACATTAGCACCAGTTATTACGGCTTTTGGAACGGCACTAGCTACGGTTATTTCATCAATCTCAACTGGAATAGCTACGGTTATTACTGCCGTGACACCGATTATACAAATACTGGCTGACGCTTTTGTTAAGGTTGCTCCAATTATTGCAAATGCTATTGTTCAGATTATTCAAGCTTTAGCACCGTTTATGCCGTCAATCACTCAACTAGCAACAGTTGTTGCTAGTGTGATTAGTCAAATTGTTGGTGCTTTTAATACTCTGGTAGGTCAAATTGTACCGATTTTAGAGCAAGTCAAAGGAATTGTTCAAGCTTTTGGAGACGTATTGTCGAAAGTGTTTAGCGGTGCTTCTGATGTTATAAAATCATTCGGAGACGCTGTAAGTAGTATTCTTGACTCACTAGCAGGTGTCTTTGACTCAATCGGAAATGCTGCATTAAATGCCGGTAACGGTTTTAAAGCATTGGCTGAAGGTGTTGTAATGATCACTAACACAGGTTTAGCAGATTTAACAGCTTCACTTGCTGCGACTGCGACTGGACTTGGTGCGATAGCTTTACAAGGACCGGGACTTGCAACGGCTGGTCAAGCAATGTCAATGTTAGGTACTGGAATGATGATGTTCGGTCAAGCGTCTGTAATGGTTCAAGCAACGTTAACGGCTTTACCAACATTATTAACTGCATTCACAACCGCATTAACTAACTTACCTACAATTTTAACAAGTACGGTAACTGCTATGACTACGTTCGGAACTAATATCCAAAACGCATTAACTGGACTTACTGGACTAGGTTCAATCGTTACACAGTTTAACGCTATGCTTATGACAATAGCACCTGCTACTATGTTAGCTGGTGTCGGGTTAGCTTCGTTTAACGCTCAAGCTAGTAGTGCGAATAGTGCATTAGTGAGTTTAGGGGCAAGTGCAAATATTGCACAGACCAGTGTCGTTGCGTTGGGGATAGGTATTCAGTCAGCAATGGCAAACGCAACAGCGTCTATTGCTAACGCAGGTTCACAAATGTCGGCAACTGTTCAATACGCAGGAACGCAAATGACTGTAATTATGCAAGCTGCAATGAACCAAGTTAGAAATGCTATCACTAACGGTATTAACTCAAGTTTACAAACTGTAAGAAATAGCATGACGCAAATGGTTGAAATATTCCGAACAGCAGGACAAAACATGGTTACAGAATGGGAAAACGTAGGTCAACGATTAGTGGAAACATCAAACAGAACAGTCGATAATATCCGAAATGCTTTAAATAATATTAGCAATATTAACCTATATAATCACGGTTTAGCAGTAATGCAATCTTTTGCTCAAGGACTAGACGCAGAGTGGCGAAGAATTCAATCGAGCGTTAGTAGTATGGCTCAATGGATAAAAGAACATAAGGGACCAATCTCTTATGATAGACGTTTATTAATCGATAACGGTATTGCTATTATGCAAAGTTTACATCGTGGAATTAGCACAGGTTTTGTCGAAGTGCAAAATCTAGTGTTAGATATTGCTGGAAATATTTCAGACGCTTTAAATACTGCGATTGATACTGAAATGAGATTAGCTGGACTAGAGGCAAGAACTACTAGCGGTATTTCAGTAGCACACACACCACAAAGCGTTAACCATAGCATTAATAATACAGCTTCAAATCGTGAATTAATTAACAAGATTGATGAATTAATCACAGAAACTAAAAATGGTAAATTTGTTTATTTAGACGGACAAAAAGTTGGAAGTACTGTTGATAGAAGATTAGGACAAAACGCACAAATTAGGAGTAGAACATCATGGCAGTAGAGATTAAAGAATTTATTCAATTCATGAATTTTAATTCAAAAAATGAAAAATTATATCTCGTTGAAAGAAATGCACCTACACCAGACGAAAAAGAAATTATCAAGGACTTACCTTACAGTCAAGGTGTCCTTGATTTTTCGGCTTTATTAGGTGAACGTGTTTTTAAAAACAGAGATATAACATATAAATTTAGATTATTTAATACGCCTTATTCAGAGCGAAAATTTGTTGAGCGTAGAATTAAACAACATTTAATGTTACACACTAACCAAAAATTATTTGAGACGCACAACGTTAATTATTACTGGCTTGGTAAATGTAAGTCAGTCGAGGTTGAGAACGATTATAAATTTAATGGTTTGTTAGTGACAATAGTATTTAATTGTTATCCATTCTTAATAGGTGGCAAAAATCAATTTGACGACTTATTTAACGAGTTTTATGATACGCCGAATGACTCTATCGCCAACTATACTAAATACAAAATAAACGGTAAATTGTCGTTTGTTTTGTATAACGGTGGTTCTGTATCTGTTAAACCTGCAATAATTGCTGATAGTAATTTTAAAGTAACTATCAATAGCGATACTGTAAATATAAAATCTGGCGAAAATTTAGACTATTATTTGAGTTTGAAACCGGGAATTAATAACGTTACGGTAGAGGGATACGGCTTAATTCATTTCCATTATCGAAGAGAGGTAATGGCATGATTGAATTAGGATACAGAGCAATTTATTATGAAAATTATAGAGATACAGTTGGAATAGTAATGCATGAAACACAAGTTGACGGTAACAAGGTTGCTAGTGGCAAAATTACTCAATCGTTATCTGAAATACCTACATTTGAATTTGAATTAATGTACGACCATCCGCTTTACAACAAAACGGATCCCATCAATGGACTGGTTAAAGTTATCAACAAATACGACGGTGAAATAGAATTTTACGGGCGAGTGTTGAAACCAACATCTCAAATGGATAATACAGGACTATTTTCAAAAACGTTGATATGCGAGTCGGTGTTAGGTTATTTACAAGACTCAACGCAAACATTTGAAAAGGTAAGTAATAACGGTGTATTAGATTATTTTCAACGTATTATTAATACACATAACTCTCAAGTAGAGGAACACAAACGATTTAAAATAGGTAAAATTACAGTTAAAAATCAATCTGACGTACCTTATCGATATATAGGATATGAAACAACCTTTGATACTATCAAAAATAACTTGATAGGTAAATTAGGTGGATATATTCAACTAAGGTTAGAGAAAGACGGCATGTATTTAGATTATCTTGAAAAAGTTGGTGAAGATAAAAAAAGCCCTATCCAACTAGGGACTAATATCGAAACTGCAAGCCGGGAGTTAGATTTAAGTAATTTAATAACTAGACTTGTGCCACTTGGTGCGGATATTCAAGATACAGGACGTTCAGAGGAAACAGGTCAATATGTGGTAAGGGAACGAGTCACGATTGATAGAGTTAACGGTGGTAAGCGATACATAGAAGACGCTGAACTGGTTAAGAAATTCGGTATTATTCAACGTCCTGTAGACTGGACAGACATTGAAAGCGACCATATTTTATTTCAACGTGGCAAACAATATATGAATGCTCAAAAGATAGCTATTTCATCTTGGAATGTTCACGTTGTTGAGTTGTATTTAATCGATAAAACTTACGATAAATTTAAGTTAGGAAATACACATCCAATTGACAATGCTCCGTTATCTGGTATTGAAAGGTTACAGATAATCAAAAAAGTAATTGATATTACGCAACCAGAGTCAGTCGACTTGACTGTTGGTTCTGACAGTATCACATTATCAAAATTCCAACTACAGCAACAAGAGGCTGCGAAGTCAATGGAGAAAGTACTGGCTGACAATAACGCTAGACAGGCTCAAATAGCGAAAGAAAATGCAAAAAATAACAAATTAGCGATATTACAATCTGAATTAGCAACCAACAACTCACTTGTTGAAAGTAACACAAAAGAATTAAATATAATCAATGAACAAATATCTAAATTAAAAGCTGAAAAAGATAAAGCGATGATTGATAATTTAAAATTACAAAAAGATATAGTTCAGAATAAAATTAACCAATATAAAGCGAAAGTTACTGAACTTACAAAACAAATTAATGAAATGAACAAAGAAAGAGAGGCAGTTTAATGACATATGATTTTAACAGCTTACAAAAGACAGTAGCCGAAGCTACAAATCGACCTATTTTTTATACAGACTACGAAGACGTTCCAACTGATAAGTTACATCAAATATCAGATTTAACCGAGTGGATAAGAACAAAAAGTAAAGGTTCTGACATTCGAGAAATAATTGCACAATTATTTGAACGTACTTGGTTGGAGTCGATAAAAGAAGGCAATGCAAATTTTGAAGTATCAAAAGCGAGAGGACGTCATGAAACTTTAGGTGAACGACTTTCGTTTATTGTTCAAAGTTTAGATAGAAAAGGTGACGACTTAGAATTAAAAAAACTAATCAATGATATCATAGCGGGTAGTCCGAAAGGTGTTTATCCTAGTTTAAACGCATTACAATCTGCGAAACCTAACGGAGAGCAAGGTATATTTGTTACATCTGACAATGGTCACTGGTATTACTGGAACAATCATTGGTTAGACGGTGGAGTATATCAAGGTAAGACAGTTCCGGAAAAGTCAGTAGGTAAGGTTCACTTTGATTTTTATTCTAACGACAGCAAATCCGCTAATTTATTTGTTGAAGATAATGTAATAAAAGGTGGTTTTTTCACATCTTCTGGAACGTTTACAAAATCAGATAATTGGGGATACGTTAAAATTAATGCAAATCCAGGTGAAGAATTTGTAACGAACAGAGACTTTTATTATATAGCGTTTTTTAGCGGTGATAGATTTGTTAGCGGTGCTAGAAGTACTCCACACAGTTCGTTTACAATCCCATCTGGTGTTGACAATTTCCGCATACCAATTCCATTGCGTAACAATCCAGAATACACTAAATTAAGTGGTTTTGGAATTATAAAAGGTAAATATACTAAAGACAATATACCTCAATCAAAAGTTGATAATTCAGCGTATATTACAGCTGGAAACCTTTCAAATAATGCTGCATTTCCTCAAATTTTAACAGGTGGAGGACCACTTAAAATTAACTTTATCGATGAAAAATGGAGATTGACTATCCCACCAACTACTTTTGTAATTTACAAAGACGAATTTGTTGGTGTTGTCGCTGAAACTGTAATTCTAGAGGGGTTGTCGACAAATACAGGTTCTTACCTTTATTTTGAACCGTCAACAAGAAAAATTGTTGAAAAGACACAGCGAGAAACGAGTAATAGCGATAGCGTAATATTAGGTGTATCATTTTCTTACAAAAATCCAAGTTCTTGGATGATCAATACGGCAAATCCTATATTAATCGAAGATAGAATTTGTTCGCAAAAATGGGTAGGTAAAAAGGTTGCGTGTCTTGGTGACTCAATAACGCAAAAAACAGAAAACGTCCGAAAATATTATGACTTTTGGGAATTATATCTTTCTCCAAATACAATATTAGATTATGGCGTGGCAGGTTCAAGCATTTCTAGGAAAACAGGTGACTGGCCATCGTGGGACACTCAAATTCCATTTGTTGAACGTATTAAGACTATTCCGAAAGATATTGATGTTTTAACAATATTTGGTGGTGTTAATGACTGGGTAGCTGATAGAACGTTAGGTACTTTTGGAGATACGGAAGATACAACATTTTACGGTGCATTAGATAAAATGTTTAAATATGCGACACAGAATTTCCAAGGGAAAGAAATTTACGTCTTCACACCACTTCAAAATGACTGGGTAAAACGTCCAGCTAATAGTGGCACAACCGATGGACGTAATAGAAGCGGTAAATATTTAAAAGAATACGTTGAAGCAATAAAACAAGTAGCTTCAAAATATGCTATTCCAGTTTGCGATTTGTATTCTACAATGTTTTATCCGTTTGCCGAAGGCTTTACCGAAAAGTATATGCCAGACGGTTTACACCCTAATGAGTCGGCTCATAAATTAATGGCAAATAAAATGGCGAATTTTGTCGAGTCTAATTAAAGGAGGGGTAACATGGAAATAACATTACCAGAATTAGCAGAACGCTATTATCACTTAGTAAAAGACGTATATATTCATGCATTTACGTTAGTAATATTTCTTGATATATTAACGGGAATGGCGAAAGCGTGGGTTACAAAAAAACTAAATTCAACAGTAAATAGACGAGGTTTAATTGAACATGGAATTGTTGCGATTATGTGTATTACAGTATATCCGTATATGCTGTATTTAGGTTTTAACGAGTTTGCTACAGCTTTCCTACTATTTTTCACAGTTGGTTACTGTTTATCTTTAATTGAAAATTTAAGTGCGTTAGGAGTACCATTCCCTGCTGGACTTAAAAGACGATTAGAGAAGCTGCGAGATGAATTTGACGGCAAGGAGTAAGATATATGCAAAAAATAATAAAGTTAGAAACAGAAAATACAACGGTAGAACGTTGGACAGAAAATAGTGCTTGTGAAATATATTCACATGATACTAACAACGGACATTTTGAAATAGAGGTAATGAATGAGGCTTTGACTGATGAAACAGTCACAGCCTTATTTATTTTCGAAGAAAGCGAGTCAGTATGGCGTACTACAGGTACTATCGAAGAAAATAAAATTAAATTCAAATTTGATACAACCTTAATTACTCAAGATGAAATGGTTGTTTGTGTGTTGTACCTTGACAATGAACGAGAAAACAACGATTTTTATCGATTTTCTTTTAAAGTGAAAATATCTGAAATTGACAAACTAGATAATCTGACAATTAAAGAACGATTGTTTAAAAACAATTTAATAGTTGATAGGTTAGACGTTGTCACAAAAGATGAGTTGAAAGAAGCCTTGAAAAATATTGATTTAAGCAATATTTCAACCGAAGGACTTTTAACTGAGGAAAAAGCCAACAGCTTATATGCCAAAATAAGTAATCTAGAAGCGGTAGAAAGTAAATTAATTACTCAAGAACAGCTTACAACAACTAAAAATGAGGTTGTAACGGAAATTAATAACATGTTAGAAAATTATGCTTTAAAAACTAATATACCAGAGCCGTACAATGATACAAATTTAGTGAATAGAGTATCGGATCTCGAACGAAAAACTGACAAAGACACAATTTACGATGACAGCGATTTAAAAGCACGTATTAGCGTTTTGGAAAGCAGAGAAGATAAAAACACTATTTACGACGATACGAGCGTTAGGGAGCGTCTGACAGTGCTTGAGAACAAGCCTAACATTGATATTAGTAATCTAGCGACTAAAGAAGAATTAAATGAGTTTAGGAACAGTCAACCAACAATTGACAATTCAAACCTTGTCACTAAGCAAGAGTTGGAAGAAAAGCATTATCTAACTACACATCAAGATTTATCTGAATACGCATTGAAAAGCGAGTTGCCACAACCTTACAATGATAGTGCATTAGTACAAAAAATTGGACAGTTAGAAGCTAGAGTAGATAACGATACTATTTACAATGACACAGAAGTAAAAAACAGACTTACAGAACTTGAGAATAAGCCACCTGTTGACTTAACAAAATATGCTTTAAAATCTGAAATACCACAACCATACAACGACAGTGCACTAAATGAACGTGTAACAGCTTTAGAAAGTAAAGCAATCGAGGGTGGAGCTTATGACGATAGCGATTTAAGAAATCGTGTAACCAACCTTGAAAGTGTTGACACATCAAAATTTATAACTGATGAAAAATTAGAAAGTAAGGGTTATTTAAAGTCACATCAAGACATCACAGGACTAGCGACTAAGGAAGAATTAGCTAACCTTGTTACTAATGATCAATTAGAAGCAAAACATTATATCACTGGTGCAGCATTAGAAAATTACGCTTTAAAATCAGATATTCCACAAGGATATAACGATACTGAAGTCAAAGAACGTTTAACGGTGCTAGAGAATAAACAAGATAAAGACACAGTTTACAATGATGAACCTATCAAGGAGCGTTTAACGGCTCTTGAGAGTAAACCTAACATTGATTTAACTGGATATGCTACTAAGGAAGAATTGAAAGCTAAGGTAAATAATTCTGATTATGACACATTCAAAAGTATGGTTGTTACAAAAGGTTATCTTGAAAGCAAGAATTATTTAACGGAGCAATACAATGACAAACCACTAACAGATAGGGTTGTAGCTTTAGAAAGTAAACCTACTACTAATCAATTTGAAATACACGGTACAGGAATGCCTAATGGTGTAGTTGAAGCTGAATTAGGAACAACGTATGTTGATAAGAATAAAACTAATGGAGCTTTAAAATGGATAAAAACTACAAATGGTGGTAATCAAGGTTGGGAAGTTCTAATAGGTGATACTGGCTGGAGAAATCTTAACTCGACTTCAAAATTAAAAGTTGGTGACAAAACTTCTTTCATTAAGATAAGACGTGTTAACAATTTAGTAACTTATCAATTTGGAGGACTTCAATGGGGATGGTTCGGTATTATTAGACGTAACGGCCCAGGATTTGTTAAACATAATAGTAGCGGTGATAAAGGGGCTAAAGTATTAGGAGTTAGTGGTATTCCTGAAGGTTTTAGAAGTGAAACCTCACTTGTAGGACCAACTTATGACGATAAGGGTAGACCTTATGGGATTTGGTATTTAGGAGGAAAAACTGACTCTAATTTTATTCAGTTCACATTTAACGAAGATATTCCAACTGACCGAGATATAGGTGATATCCGAGTTAGTACTATATCTTACTTAACAGAAGAACCGTGGCCAACTAAATTACCGTAGAAAGGAGGTGAGAACAATGGATCAATTACAACAATTTTTAGTGCCGGTTATAGTAATTTTACTTAACTTATTAGGTAAAGTTTTAAAAGAGTGGAACGTATTCCCTACAGAGTACATCCCACATGTGCTAGGTGCTTTAGGTGGTATCATTGGAATACTATTATTTAAAGACGCTAACGCAGTATTAGTAGGAGTTGGAGCAGTCGGACTTCACCAAATTTATAAACAATCAACTAACAAGGAGAACAATAACAATGACAGAAATTTACAGTAATTATTTTGAAAACGGAGTGTATTTTACACCACCAAAAAATAACATTTTAGGGGTTGTAATTCACAACGACGCAGGAAGTTTGTCAGCTAGACAATATGACGGATTTTTAGTCGGAAGAGTGAACAATGGAACATTAGCCAATGGTTTTGCTGCATACTACGTTGATAGAAATGACGTGTATGTATTCCAACCTACTAACCGCCAAGAATGGCACACAGCCAACGCTTACGGAAATGCTAATTTTATCGGGTTTGAAGTTTGTCAATCTATGTCAGCAAGTGACAGCGAGTTTATAGCAAACGAAGACGCAACGCTATTGTTAGCTGGTCAAGTATTACAAAGCTACGGTTTACCGATTAATGAAGATACAGTAAAATTACACCATGAATTTAGCTCAACATCATGTCCACATAGAAGTATGGAATTACACGCAAACGGTGGAGCATACAACGGAGCAGGTACAGAAGCGTGTCGACAATATTTCATCAACAGAATTAAGCAACTATTAGCTGGGGACGTAAGCGAACCACCAGTAGTAGAGAAAAGCATTCTTGATGAAGATGTAGAACTAGCTAAACGTGATGAACCATATTACGAAGCGACTGTAAGCATTGATTATATTTTAGAAAGTCAACCAACTGAAGATAGCGAGGATAAAGAATTCGTCCCAGCAGGTACAAGAGTACGAGTATATGAGAAAAAAGGCGGTTGGAGTAGAGTTAACTATAAAGATAGCGATCAATGGATTGAAGATAAATATTTAACGGAAGTTGAAGTATTTTAATGATTTAGCCCTTACTTAATAAGTAGGGGCTTATTTTTTATAAACTTTTTTCAAAAAAACTATTGACACGCTCGAGCGTGTATAGCATAATTATAAAAGTAAGGAACAGGAGGACAAAACAATGACAAAAAAACACATCTTCACAACAGCTCATAAAATTGCAAAAGGAATAGTAAAAGAAGTAGGAAACTATCAATTAGCTTTACAATTAGCATTAAAAGAAGTTTACAGACAAGTTAAAATGTATGATAAAAAACGCTTTGGTACTCAAGCTATTTCAAGTGCTATCTACAAATTAGGAACTAGCGTTGAAGATAAAGCTTTCGACAGAGAAAGCGAAAATTACAGATACGGTGTTGCTAAATGGTTTTTCGAAAAAGAATTCACAACAAAACAACGTCAAGCACTAATTAAAATTGAAGATGAAGTTATTGTTAAAGAAACTGAGAAAGCTTATAAAATAGCATTCTTCACTGAATATGGACTTTTTGAAAAATGGATTCCAAAAAGTTGTTTTAAAAAAGAACACACAAATGTTACATTTGCTTACAATGTAGCTTAATTAAATAAGATATCACGCTCGAGGAGGAAATAAAAATGAAAGCACAAGATATATTAAACACAATGAAAGAAACAGTAGCAAACGGGGGAGAATTAAACTTCGCTCTTAGACACAAAAGAACAAACAGATATTTAGCTAACTATAATACTAAAAATTTCGCTGGAGTATTCGCTTTTTCAAACGCAGGAATTTACGGTATATATGGTGATTTTTTAGAAACAAGTTTTGATTTTGAAAGTAATCAAATTGATAATAGAAGTAAAAATGATGAAACAATTTTAGAGGTGCTAGAAGTTATTCTAGTTGACTGGGAATTAGAAGAAGAT